ACACGGGTGAACTCGCAATCAGGTTTGGTCGTAAAGCAAAGAACCTAATCGACTCGGAAGATTATGCAAAAATTTTTAAGACAACCCTACAAGAAGACTCAAAGGCAGCAGGACGTTGGGAGACATCACAGGGTGGTGAATACTTCGCAGCTGGTGTTGGTGGTGCGATCACTGGACGTGGTGCAGATTTATTAATTATCGATGATCCACATTCCGAGCAAGATGCATTATCGCCCACGGCCCTTGAATCAGCTTACGAGTGGTACACGTCAGGACCACGTCAGCGTTTGCAGCCTGGTGGTAAGATCGTGCTCGTCATGACAAGATGGAGTAACAAAGATCTAACAGCAAAATTAATCAACAATCAGAAAGAGGCGAAGGCCGATCAGTGGCACGTGGTCGAGTTTCCAGCAATCATGGACCAAGGATCAGAAAAAGCTAAACCTGTATGGCCTGAGTATTGGAAGCTAGATGAATTAGAGAAGGTTCAAGCAACACTGCCCACGGGTAAATGGAACGCACAGTGGATGCAGAATCCAACAGCAGAAGAAGGAGCAATACTAAAACGTGAGTGGTGGAGGATCTGGCCTAATGATTGGATACCAACATTACATCATGTGATACAATCTTACGATACAGCTTTTTTGAAAAAAGAGACAGCCGATTACAGTGCGATAACGACATGGGGAGTTTTTTATCCAGACGAAGACTCAGGAGCTAATCTAATGTTACTTGACGCAGTAAAAGGACGTTATGAGTTTCCAGAACTTAGAAGACTTGCGTTAGATCAATATAAGTATTGGCAACCTGAATCGGTGATTGTAGAGGCAAAAGCAAGTGGTTTGCCCTTGACTTACGAACTACGGAACATGGATATACCGGTTGTAAACTTCACACCCAGTAAAGGAAATGATAAGCATGCACGTGTAAATGCGGTTGCACCTTTGTTCGAATCTGGTATGATATGGTGTCCGGAGCAGAAATTTGCAGATGACGTTATGGAAGAATGCGCTGCATTTCCGTATGGCGACCATGATGATTTGGTGGACTCAACCACCCAAGCCATCATGCGATTCAGACAAGGTGGTTTGATACAACACCCTGAAGATTACGTTGATGAAAACGTCGAGAAAACTAAAAGGAATTATTATTAATGGGAAACAAGTTTATCAGAAACTATATTGCTAAACAGGTTGCTGGTCGTTCTGACGACGGCATCATGATTAAATTATCTGATCCTAAAAAAGTAGATTTTCAAGTAACAATGATGGAAGACCTATTGATGCGTAATGGTATAGATCCAAAAGCCATTACTAGTGAGAATCAATTCAAAAGTATTTTAAATTTATTAGAATCTGTAGAAAAAGCAAACTTAGCACAAAATATCAAAAGCGGAATTAGAAACACAAAGTCAGCAAAAGTATTTGATCTTAAAGGTAGAAAAATAGAAAATCCAGATAACATCATGGGTGGTGAAGAATTAAAATTTGATAGTGACCAACCACCACCAGGTAGTAGAGGTGGACCTGATGACATTGCAGCTCCTGTGCAGTCTCAAGAAGAAACTTTAAGAAACATGACTGAAGCAGAAATAAAAGCAAACTTAGAAGCACAAAATAAATCTGCTGTTAAAAAAATACTTGAGAGAAAAAACAGAGAAGACGTTTACGGTTTAGAAGACTATGACACAACAAACATGTCAGAGATCAAAAAAGAAATTATCAGAACAGAAACTAAATTAGGTAATCTAAATCCAAATAGCCCTGACTTTAGAGAAAGAGCAAAACCATTAGTAGATAAACTAGAAGCATTAAAAAATAAAATGCGAGATGACAAAGCAGATGGCGGTCGTATTGGTTTTGTAAAAGGTACAGGACTTAAATTTTTACAAAAAATATTTGGCAAAGAAAAATTTAAAGAGATGGCAACAAGAGACCCTGAAATGTATGTGGGTCTGTTAGAAGTTGTCGACATGTACAGAAAGAGAGACAAAGAAGGTTTAAAAATGTATCTACAAAAATTCTTACCACACATGGATGATGCTGAGATAGAAGATTTTATAATTGGTAGTGATGGCACAGAAGGTTTGATTGGAGAATTGATTAGACTGGGTAGTGGTCGAGACTACGCAGGTAAAATTGAAATGATCAAAAGAGCTGAGAATATGAGAAAACTTGATGATCTAGAAGTCACGGATAAGATGATTCGTAAACCAAATGCAGACGGCGGTATCATGCGTCTTGGTTTGAAAGAAGGATCAGGAATGTCAAGACGAACGTTCTTAAAATTTTTAGCAGGTGCTGCATCAATACCAATTGTTGGTAAAATTTTAAAACCATTTAAGATTGGTAAGACAGTAACTAAAGTTCCAATTATTAAAACAGATAATGTTGCAGGTAAACCAGAATGGTTTGATCAATTAGTTAACAAAGTAATTCTTGAAGGCGATGATGTTACAAAAAGATTTGCAACTAAAGAACGTGAGATTGTTCATGCAAAACAGATTGATGAGGACAACTACGTGACAGTGACACAGGATCTTGATGAGGGTGTCGTGAGGGTAGAATATGAAAATCCATCCGCAACAATGTTTGGCGAGAAAGTGGATCTTAGATACAAAAAACCACCACCGGATGAGGGAGACCCAAGACCGGTGGGAGAGTTTCAAACCGAAGAGTCAGGTATAGTCGGTAGAGCACAGGGTCCTGATGATTATGATCTAGAGATAGAGGGTATGTCTGGAAGAGCCATAGAGGATTTAGAATCTGATGTATCCGTATTAAAACAATATGCGACAGGTAAAAAACCCACACTAAAAGAGATTGTTCAGAGTAAAAAAAGAAAAGATAAAGTTAAATACTATGAGACACCCGAAGGTCAATCGGAGTACGTCGTGCAGAGACAGGGTGAGTATGATTATTCTCCTGATGATGGCATGGCATCAGGCGGTATCGCTAGAATGTTAGGTGAGTAATGGACATCTTTCAAAAATTATTACAGATAGAAGAAGAAACAGGTAAGGATGTTTCTAATCTTAGAAAACTAATAGAAAGTAATCAGCTAAAAACATTATCACAACTACCACCTATAAAAGATCCTTTTAAAGAATTTGAAGATCGTAATCCAATGGCAGGCGGTGGTATGTTGGTGCAACCAAGTGCTGATGGATCAAGACCTGGGTATGCACAACCTAAGGGAAAAACTAAAAAGAAAACTTTAAGTAAAGAAAAATTAAAAGTTTTAGATCAATATTCACAAGAAATATTTGGTAAAAATTATGACAAACTAACAAAACCAGATGACGTATCCAAAGTTTATACTACAGCTTATAATAGAACTAGAGGCACTGATACTTTTAAATATATACCAACCGCAGAAACAAACAGAGCCCCTCTTCCTAAAGAACAAAAAAATAAATTAATTAAATTTGCAAAAGCAAATAATATAAAATTAGATTTTAATAAATATCCTAGATTTGGAGTTCCTAGATCCATAAAAGGTAAACCAGGAAACAGTCCAACATATCAAAAAATAACTGATTCTTACAAAAATTATGATTTTGAAATTTTTAAAAAAGATACGTTACCTTTAAAAGAACGTAATTTTGTAATGGATAATTTTGAATTACCAAAAGGCGTTAAAAAGTGGGATTTTGATAATTTTAAATTTGGTGTTAATTCTACAAAATATAGACAGCTTCAAAAAAGAATAGAAACTAAATTAAATGGACCTATTAAATATACAATAGCCGTTGATCGTAACTCTCCTAAAGGATGGATGACAGCTGCTATGGAAAGAGTTTACAAAAATCAAACTACATTATTAGAAGATGGTTCAAGAGTTTTAAAAAAAGGTGTAGATAAATTAACCTATGAGCCTGTATTCAAAGAGGGAACAAATAATATCATAATAGGTTTTAAAGATAACACCCCTTCTGGGCAAGGTTTAACTTATTATGGATTAAATAAAAATACACCTGAAGGTGCAGCGTCATGGTCACAACATAAGGATTATAACAAAGTTGCTAAATTTATAGATATCACAGAAAGAGTCAAAGCAGAACCTAATAAGATACTTCAAAAAATATTAGACGACAAAGGTATTACTGAATTAGTAGGAGATCAAAAGGTGTTGACATTAAATGATATACTAAGTCATCAAAGATATTTTGATAAGATTAGTGAAATAAAACCAACAAAATTACTTGAAAGACAAATTGTTAAACATCACATAGGTGGTGTAGGAGCTGGTGATGTCGCAAGGGCAAATGCAACAAAAGATATTCAATTATTAACTGGAGCAGTAAATAAAAAAATAACAGGTTTCGAGTCTAAATTAATAAAAGATGGCTCTCTTTCAAAAGCCGATAATGACATATTAAAAAATTTAGGTGCTAAAATTAGAGGTGCCGATGGTAAAATATATGGCGGTGGTTACATAAATCCAGAAAAACAATTTGCAGCAATTGAAAAGAAAGCTGTAGAATATGCTAAAGGTGATCAGTTCAATGTTAAAACAGTTGCATCTTATTTAGAAAGATTAGGTTGTGGTAAAGCAGCAGGTGGTAGGGTTTTTTATAATAAGGGTGCTTTTGGATTAACTAAATGTGCAGAGAAAGGTAGATTAAAATTAGAGAACATAGTTACAAAAGGAGCATCTAACGCTGATGATGCAATGCTTGCTAAAACTATTTTAAAAGCAGGTGGAGGACTCAAGAGTGCATTTGCGTTAAGAAATATATTTGGCCCTGCAGCGATAGCAGCGACCGTTGCCTTTGAAGGTGGTTTGATTGGTTATGATATGTTGACGTCTGGTAAAACTTTAAGAGAAGCATTTGGTGACAATCTACTTAACTATGCTCTAGGTAAAGATTATCAGATAGACCCACAAGAAGAGATGTTCAAAAGATTTAAAGGTCTTGGTTATGATGATCAACAGATAGGTGGTATCAAAAAAGCTTTGGATGCAATGAACACAATCAACACTGGAACACAATTAGCAATGGACGTTGGACAACAACAAGAGGCTTTACAAAAATCAAGAGAACAACCTGAATTTTTTATGTCACCTGATGATCAGATGATGGCTGACGCTGCAGGACAAAGAGCAGAACAAAATCTAAAAGATGCACGAGAAAGACTTACTGCATTTAATCGAAATTTAAAATCAGTGGATGGACCACCAGGAGGAAGCAGGACAAAAGAAGATGTGTTAAGTGAATATTTTTCATCTGGTAAATATGCAGAAGATTTAGATTTACTCGATGAAGCACAAAAAGCAGCGATTGTTGAACAAAAACAATCTGCTTTACCTACAGCTTTTGGTAAAGTGTTTCCTAAATTTGAAGAGAGTAGAATACAAACAATATCTGAAAATCTACCTTTTGGAGGAGTTAATCCTGCGTTTAATATACCGGTAAATGATGAAACATACGGCGAAGGTCTTGGAGCAGCAACATTCATACCAGGCAAAACAACTGGAGGTTTATTTGGATTAGCAGAAGGGGGACGTGCAGGTTATAGATTAGGTAAAATTGTAAAACCAAAACCATCAAAGGTAAGAGCAGATGCAAAATCTATTATAGATGAAAATATAAAATTAATGAAACAGATGAAAGAGACAGGTGAGATTGATAAAATATCATCAGACCTAAATCAAGTAATTAAGAAAGCACTTGACGAAGATTTTTTTGATAAAAAAGATAGAATTGTAGATTCGATAAATATATCAGAGGCAAAGAGAAGAAGAAACTATCCGTACAACATGCAAGTCTTTGAAGAACCAAAGAATTTAGATTTTTATACAGCTATTCAAGAATCTAATTTTAAAACTAAGACAGGCCCTTATTTTGATAGAATAAGAAGATTAAACAAAGCAGGTGGTGGTTTATTAAAACAGGCAGGTGATAGATCAGGCCCACCACCAGAATCAGGACCAAACCCACAAGGGTTGCAAGGTCTATTAAATCGTGTTAAGAAAGTATAGGAGTATTAAATGGCAGATATAGATAAAGGACTCCCTAACACTCGTACGAAACTTGAAATCCCTTCAGAGGAAGAGATGCAAGAAGTTAGTGTTCAGGAAGAAGAAGCAGAACAAAAAGGACCCGTTGAAGTAACACCAGAAGAAGATGGTGGTGCAACAATCGACTTTGAACCAGGTGCAATTAACGTGCCAGGGACAGAATCACATTTTGATAACTTAGCAGATATTTTACCAGATGAAAATTTAGAACCAATTGGAAGTGAAATGGTTCAAAATTATATGGACTATAAATCTTCTAGAAAAGATTGGGAGCAAGCTTATACAACTGGTTTAGATCTTTTAGGATTTAAATATGAAAATAGAACTGAACCATTTCAAGGTGCATCTGGTGCAACACACCCAGTTCTTGCAGAAGCAGTAACACAGTTTCAAGCACAAGCTTACAAAGAATTATTACCTGCAGATGGACCGGTCAGAACACAAATCATAGGTGTTAAAAATCCTGGAACAGAGCAACAGTCTGAGCGTGTAAAAGATTACATGAATTA